CGTCGTTTCTCCTCAGTTTAATGCCAATGCTATTCAGGATTATGCATTACGCTGGGAAATTGAAACCTTATTCAGTTGTCTCAAAGGACGCGGGTTTAATCTTGAAAATACGCGCTTGACAGACCCTAGACGAGTGAAAAAATTGATTGCGGTGTTAGCTATAAGCTTCTGTTGGTGTTACTTAACGGGTGAATGGCAACATGATCAAAAAAAAGCGATAAAAATAAAGAAGCATGGACGACTCTCAATGAGTTTATTTCGCTATGGTTTAGACTATGTTCAAATGGCGATTCAGCGTTTAATTGGTTTTGGGAAAAAAGAAGAGTTTAAGGAAATTTTGGCAATTTTAAGAAGGCAGAATCCTGATAGGATAAGGGTTCTGTGAAATTTGTCGTGTACAGAGATAATTTTCTATGATTTCTTTACTGGTTCTGTTAAAAATAAAATCATTAATCCCTATAGCTACTAAAATTTTATCAGCTTTATTAAGTGAATTATAATACTTTATGCGATTCAATAAACCAAAAGTTGTACCCCCGCCGATCCCATAATTAATTCCCTGATTGGTTACTGAATTTACGTTTAAAGATTGAGTTATACTGTCCCCTAAAAAGAATATGGAACCTTCTCTAATGCTTCCATCCATTCTTTGATGAACAACTACCATTTTTTTATAATATGGATTTAATTCTGAATTTGTAGAAATATTAAGCTTATTTTTTACCCAACTTGATATATCAGGATTAAAAAAGTTAGCTAATAATAACAAAAACATCGATAAAAATATTAATATAAAAAATTTATTAAACTTCACAGATAGGTCTCCTTATCATTTTCATATTATCCATGTTAATTGATAAGAATACTATAGGGCAGCCTTAACCACCCTGCGGAAAATTCGACAAAACTTCCAACATATCATCCTCGTCATCATCTGAAACGGTAATAGCTGGCGGAGTTTCATCAATACCCATAAATGCTTCCAAAATACGACAAAGCCGTTGTATCCCTATATGCGCGGGAGGGTTACTTTGCTGATACGCACTTAATGCTCTTAATCTAGGCAGGTCCATTTCATTACGTACATAGTCGTAATCTTTACCTATCGTTAGTACTAAATGCGTGTACAGCTCCTCCCAGTTTATTCCCCCGAGCTTTCACCTGCGGGTTTACCTGTATATTCCAAGCCAGACGTTTTAGTTACTAGGGCTAATACTTCTTCCATGTTACCCATATCTAAGAGCTCATCAGAAACATATTCACGGGTAATATCCGGGTAATTCCGTTTTAAACAAACATGAGCCATATCCACGATTACAGATGCTGGAACATTGTTTGAGCTTAATTGTTCTTGGAAACGCTCAATCGTACCCAATGGTGCTGGAGCAAAAATCCAAGTCTGACCAGCAATTTCTTTACTATTACCACGTGGGTTATCAACTTGCTTAAATTGCATTTGGCATTACTCCGATAAATCGATTTTGAAAACACGGTTAAGATCGTCAGCCATAGGCTGGAATTCAAACTCAGGAATATCGTAATCGTCCTGTTTTGAACTGAATCCAAGTTTGTTACTGGTACAACGGAAGAAATTCATGTGCATGAACTTACCTTTGTAGTCACGTTGAAGGTCAACGGCAAACTCTGGCGTATAACCCATATCTAGGTTTGAGACAGTGATTGATTTAGCGCCCGCCACCATTGCTGAATAACGGAAGTTAATAAATACCGTTTTACCTGCATCTGCAGCAGCAAATGTATAAGCACCGGTTGCCGCATCTACACTGTATTGCCCTGTTGCTGGCGCTGAAGCTACACGTTTAAGTGGGATTGCTTTAGCATCTGTTACGCCTAGATCCTTTACATATGTACCGCTGTTAGGAACAACCGGTGTAACAGTGCCACCAGCCGGAATTACTTCACCATTAATGGTTTGGGAAACTGTTTCGATTCCACCTTCAGCAACAACGCCACCGAAAAAAATGGAATTTAACAATGTACCGTTAATACGCCCGAAAGAAGCTTTACATTTAATGGTACCTTTACCGCGTGCAGCATCTACGGCGAATTGACCACGACCGAAAAGCTCTTTTAAGTCATAGCTAATATCCACACCAACGGATTGCATCACCCCCACTTCAACTGGTGTGGGATTACTAATCGGTTGCCCGTATACATCTTGAATCGGTGTAGCAAAGATCTTGCCGGCACCAAATAAATATTGAGCCATTTATTTTGACCTCTCTAAAATGACAAAACCGCCATAGAGGCGGTCATAAAATGAATGTTTTGTTAATTGGTTGTGAGGATCCGGATAGGGATAATTGCAATCGCCTGATCATCCAGCATGTTTTCTACTGCTTCATATACTTCTATCGTACCTTCTATCCAGCAATGCTCTACCAAACCACCTAAGGTCTGACACTCATTAAAATCTGGATGGTCCGGCTGAATAGCTTCACGTACACGATCGATGAATATATTCATCTGCGTTGATGGCGGCTTTGTAGTGTCCGATTCATGAATATAGAGATAAACCTCAGCAGCTAGTTCAACTTTTGAATCTAAACCATGTACCGGGACTTCTTGCTGATTGCCTTGTGTAATAAACATGGCTGGGCGCTGTTCTGGTGTTACATGGTTAAAGTGACGTAAACGGCGACTTACCGTAATCAATCCTTCTACCCTTGTGCTTAACCTTTCAAACAACGCCTGATAGATTGCTTCACTATCCACCTGCTAAACCTCGCTGAATTGCTGCATCAATATTTTTCGGCACAATCTTGGCCACAATATCCAGCGAATCACGCATAAACCGCAATTCTCTAAAACGAACATTCCTAGAATGGGCCTTAATATTGACCTGAACCGGTGAAATAGGTCGGCCAAAAGCCTGCTTAATTGTCCTTAGGTGTGCTTTAACACCCAAAGCTCCATTTAGACCAAATTCATGTGCAGGTGCATAAGGTACCAAAGCACCACCAGCTCCTACAGTTCCCTCTATCGAATCCTTTTCATCATCCACCTTTGATGAAACAGATCCACGCAAGCGGCCAGACTGTACGTTCAGCCGTTGGCCACTCAACATATCTTCCTGAACAATCCGCTGTAAGCGCAAAGTAAGAGCGTTAATCGTGCGTCTTATTTCAAGCCTAACGCGATCATTCATCTCATCAAAGTTGACTTGGCTATCAACACGATAATCGCTCATAGCTTAATTACTCTTTAGCAGATGCCGCCGATTTCTTTGGCTCAACAACTTCAACATAACGCTCAAAACCTAAGGGCTTTAAAATATGGATAATGTCATTATCAGATTCTAAAACGCCGTTTTTGATATCTAGGTTTTGCCCGGCAATAACGAGTTTGGTTGGCTTATAACCTTCTGGTGCCTGATATTTAAAAGGCATGGGATTCTCCTATACAACAAAGGCGCCAACACCTAAACGGTTAGGGTTGGTTCCTTCGTCATCAATTGGAATTGAATTTTTTAACGCAAGGTAGCGTTGGCCATACATGCTTAGATCATAGAAAGCTTCTTTCGATGATCGTGAATAACTCACACTTTGGCCCGCAATTGTCATACTCGAGGCGGTACTAAAAGCAGCACCATTGCCGCTTGAGATACCTACTTTAAGAATATGCGCTGCATACAGACCTACAGCACGTTCCTTTAATGCGCCAAACTCAATTTGAGATACGACCAGATCCGCTTCTTCTAATGCATCCTGAATTCTCTCATCTGGCAAAGACATTAAACTCGAATCAGTCGAGAACTTTTTACGAAACGTTTGTACGTCCATACGTCTACCTTATTCCTTAGCCTGAGCTAACTTAGCTTGTAGCTGCTCAAGTGTTTCATCATCACTGAACGTTACTTCAAGCTCTGTTAATTCAGCCTTCACGGCGGCCAAAGCAGCTTCATCAGTGGTCTTTTGCTGGTCGCCTGCTGCATCATTTTGTTTACTGGCTTTACCACCACGGCCACCAGTTTTACCACCTGCCTTTGGTTCTTCATCTGGGATTTCCTGAACTTCAAGTTCACCGATATCAATAAGATGTTTAGCAAACTTATTTTTAGAAAGCTTCTTGTGTGATTCTTCATCCACAAGCGTTGGTGTGCCTGTAGGCAAAACAGCAATACCAGAAAAAACAAAAGCGGCCTGTAAGCCGCTATAGATATATGAATATTTCATACTGTTTTAATCCTTATACGTGGTCCAAGTAACGGAGAGAGTCAACACGCTTCAACCACACGCCTTGATATTTGTAGTGACCAGGTACTTTAATATCTAAGCCCACTGGTTGAGCTGCCAAGAATGTGACGTCATTACATTTCATTTGAATGCATGATGGATCACGGCGATAAATAATTGAACGGTCAGCACCCGCTGTACCCTTGCCATTTGAGCGACCCAAACCGCGAATGGTTAAAGGCTTATTTTGAGTGGCGAAGATGTTATTCTCTTCAATGAACTTTAAGAAAGTTTTGCCACCTGAATCAGGTACGATTCGAGTTGAAAGATGCTTATATTGATTTGATGCCATTAAGTAAGTGTCTGGTTGAACTGAAACATCACCATCAATCTGATCTTCTGCATCAGCTAAGCTTGAGTTGAAATCTGATAGCACTTCTTCAATGGTTGCTGTAGCCCAATTATGTTGAGCTGTGACCACGGTTACACCAGTTTGGTTTAAGAAACCTTTGATACCGGTAGCATCATTCCCATACCAAGCAATGTTACTTAAGTGCTTCTCAGCTGCTAAGCGTGCTGCCTGAACCTTATCAGCTTCAAGCGTAACATTCAGTTTTTGAGCGGTTTCTAGTTCAAGTACTGAATACCAATAACTAATTGTACCTACCTTAATTGGTAATGAAACAGTGTCATAGTCAACTTCAGCCACAGGAATGTCATTACCTGTACCTGAATATTCTTTACCAATCCCTACGCCTTTTTTACGGGTTAAGACTTCACCACCGCCAAAAACACCACTCACAGGTTTAACTGGGATGTACTTCGCATAATCCATGACTTGCTGAAGCTGTGGGTCCATGTCGTTAAATTCTTCCAATTTAACGAATAACTGAGCTAATGCATCAATATTAAATGCATCACCAATGTTTGCCTGAACCATTTGAGCTACTGGTGTTAAACGTAGCTTCATTGCCGCCAATTTACTCATAATTATTATGCCCCGCGTAAGCGAACAGCAGCTAAGCCCTGTTCATTTGAAATTGTTTCCCAAGATGCGTTCGGTAACTCTGTACCGTCCAAAGCTGTTGGGGATAAAGAACCTAACGGCGCTGCTGTGGTGCCGTTAGCTGTTTTGACATAAACTTTTGCGTTAATGTCAGTGACTGGTGCTGTGACCTTCACGTAAATCGAACCGATGGTCATAACAGGTGCTACATCTGTAGCTTTGTATGCCTCTTTACCATCAGCCGTTTTGCCTGACTTACCAACGCCGTGACGTACGATAATTCCAAACTTGGTGTTAGTTTCATCAGTTACCGCCGAAACTGTTTTTCCGTCAGTACTACGAACAACCACGTCACCATCGTTCACCAAACCGGTACCAGCTACAGGCAGGGATAAAATATCCTCTGGCCCAATGAGGTGAAACTTCATGCCGGGTGCAGCATCGTATTGCTTAACCATGATTTACATCCCCTTAGATTGTTTTGTATGCGTTTTCTTTGCTGTAGGTCTTTTCTTCCCCACCGCCTGCTGGGTTGCCATCACCAGCTTTAACACTTTGCTGCTGGTGAAGCGCATCACCTACAGGATTAGAAGGATGTGTACCCTTCACAGCACAGAGTGCACGGAAAGTTGTATCGATCTGCTCAGGCTTTGCATCACCTACAGCAACGCTACCCATTAAAGCAGTTACTAAAGCATCACCTGCTTTTGCAGCAATAACATCACGCTTGATTTGCTCACATGTGCAACCTTCCGTTTTAACTGAAGGTACCAATGCTTTAGCATCAGCAATCACAGCAGCACGCTCTGCAGCAGCTTGTTCAAGCTTTTCAGGCGTCATCTGGTTCTTTTCCAGATCACCTACTTTTTGCTCCAGTGCTGTTTTTTCGGCATGCAACTGATCTACAACCGCTTGAACTGCGTTCAATTCATCACCGATAGAAAATTGCTTATCACCAACTTTGAGCTTTGCCGCCTTTAAACTGTCAAGCTGCTCTTGCTGGATTTTTAATGCATCCGCTAAAGGCGTGTTGTCGCCAATGTTATAGCGCACACCATTTACAATTGCTTCCATTGTTTTATTCCCCTTTGGTGGAGTTTGCTGTTTGTCACCGATGCGGCAATCACCACCACAACGGCCATATTTAACGAGTGCTACGTGATTGCCTATAAAATTGATAAATTTGGCTTGATACGGCGTACCATCTGGCGCCGTACCCTGCTCAACGATTAATAAGGCTCCATAGCCAAGCGACATTTCTAACCGCTCGTTGCTTTGGATCAGATCAATACTGATCTTGTCTTTAATGAGCAAATCACCCACCAGATAATCGCCTTCCTGTCGGACGTTCTCACAATAGCCAATGTGATAATCCTTCCAGTTAGATGCGTTAATTTCATTTTTAGGCGGGTGATAGTCTGTAGCGTCTACACCATTGAAGCTTTGAATAGCCTCAGGCTTAAAAAGCTCTTCTGGTGGCGTATAGACATTGATAACTTGATCAGCGGTATAACCTTCCAGTGATGGAAACTCATACGCATAGTACTGACGTACTTGAGGCGCTTTAGCTAAGCGAACATTGACGCATTTCAGATACCCCTCTTTGGTAAATGAACGTGTCGATTCACTTGGCGTAAAGTCACCTACCTTGAAGGGGTAAAGGTTTTTCATAAATTGCGCTCAATAAAAAACCACCCTAAGGTGGCTTTACCACTTTTAAAAATTAAGTTCTTGAATAGGTAACCGAAAAATCTTTGCCTGCACCCAAGTCGACACCATCAATAAAAATTTTTGTTTTAATGGGTTTAATATTTGGAGGCTGAAAATCTATCTTTTTGATACTTTCCACCACCTCTTGAAACTTTTCCGCAGCTTTACCCGCTGCTTTGGCCAAATTAGGAAACCCTTCACAGCAGGGCATTAACCACGGCGGCGTGAAGTCACCGCCAATTACTAGCCCACCTTTAACTAATCCCTGTGCTTCTAAACGGCGATAAAACCGTTTTTTATTAAACTTTTTACGCTTCATGTCCATAAACCCTTATTAATGGTATTAGGCTTTTAAAGCCATAATGATCGAATCTAATTTCCAAAGCAGAATGGGAATTGAGATTAAAAGAACAGACAAGAAAACCTTTTTCAAAGTGAGTTCTCGGATCTGATTCATTTGCTCTTGTGTCAATTTTTTAGAGCTTTCAACTCCATCTACTTTAACTAATGGGGGTGTACAAACAATCGGCGGAGTGGGTCTTCTTGGACCGTGGTCCTTCCCACACTTCCAGCATTTCTCGTTTGAACTAGTCAATTAAAATATCCTCATAATTAGGCAATGCTGTGCAACGACATCGGATAGGCTGACCGGGATGTCCACCGTCTGGCGGTGAATCCCATCTAAAGGTTTTACCCTGTTTATGCTGGTGGTCTGGCCTTACACGCTCATCTTTCGCCGTTTGCCATGTGTATGTCTCGACACCCATAGAAAGTTGTCTGGCTTGGTTAATTTGGCCGTTAATCTTGCCCATCTGATCACTAGCAATAAGACGTGCACGGTAATCAGTAGATAATCCTAATTGCTTAATAGCTTTGGCCAACTCTTCATTTGTTTGTCCAGTCTGCAAAGCATTTGTGATTAAAACTTCAAGCTTATCGGCGTATTGCTGGGGAATAGACTTAATCAAACTGACGTTTGCAGTGATGTTTAGATCTACCTCATCCTGTATATCAGCAGCTCGGTAAAACGGCGTTAGATCCACACCAATAATTGTTTTGGTGTGCTCTGCTATTTGCTTGTCCACTTCCTTTTGGGTATCAGTCACAACTTTTGTGGCCAACGGGCGGGAAATCTCAACAACATACTTTGTGAGTTTTTCCCTAAACGCCGTCATCATGTCAGAAAACCAAGCATCACCGATATTCTGACCTACAGTAGGAATAACTAATTCCTTAGTTTGTTCCTGACAGTATTTAGATATAGCCAGCAATTGCCTTGTGTAGTAGAGCTCTACACGGCGATTTACGTGCACGGCTCTCGGCTTTGATGCTTTACGACCTTTCTTACGTTTCTTCGCCTGCTGGAGGTGTGGTTTCAGGATCTGAATTATCGTTGTCATTAAGCTTCACCATTGTCTCAAGCTCTTGGATATGTTTTTCATCAATCACTGAATAAACACCGTCAATGAGTAGCTGCCGTGCTATCTGTGGCTCTGTAATAATGCCCATCTCTAAATATTTAGCATCCCGTTCTGCGTTAGCTTTCTCAACCTCAGAACGCACCTTAGCGTCTAATTGCCATAACGGGTTAAACACAACATCTAAACTTGGAATCTGACGGCCAAATGTAGCTTGAACAATTACTCTTAAAAGCTTCATCATGAATGGCTTTAAGGACCATATTTGCTTAGTTGCGATACTGTCGTAATAGTTCCGAGTGTCGTGCTCACCAGTTGCATTCATACCTGCCGGTGATTGCCCGAATAAAATCGTATATGGCATATCGGCAGCACCAGCAGCTTGAATTGAGAATTCACGCATAAGATCAGGCAAGCCACCAAAGCTATAAGATTTAGAGTCATACTCTTCTTCTTTATCCAATACGAGCATACCGTTAAGCCCTTTCAGCAAACCGACACTAAGAAAACGTTCAGCAACTGATTTCATGTCTTCTTTGATCTTCTCAACCAAGTCTGGCGTTCTAATCACATCAATTTTTGATTCATGTACAAGACTTGCTGAGGCTTTCTTAACGGCGGCATGATCAAGCAGATCTTCATAAACTTCCTGCAAAACACTTACCGGCTCTTCATTAACTACATCGGCATGGCCAAACTTATATAAACGTGTATGGTGGATCCTTTGCGTTGATTTTCCGTCCAGCTTTAGTTTGTAAAATTCAGGCTGCTTTAAGAGTCCCCCTGCCTCTTTAGGCGATAAATATTTACTGGTATCAGCTTCAATGTACTTTTTCTTAAGCACCGTGAAAAACTCTAAACGACCGATGCCTAACTTGTTTAAATCGAACGGTTGATCCAAGTCACCGCCGTCTACAGTCCCTAGAAGCACATAGCAAACGCCATATAAGCGAGAAAGTACCAAACTAGATAAGAGAACCCCATCTAAGTTAAAAGCCTTACATGCCTCTTTAAGCTTCAATAAATCGTTGTCTAGAATCCCTTCAAAAAACCATCCAGCTCGGAGCATGTCACTTGCTGGTCGGTTCACAATGCGCTTAGCTAACCAGTGTTGGTACACCGCTTCTAATTGCTCATCAGGAATAACCTTCTTAACAAAGCTCCCGTGTGAGGCTTTATCACGTTCGGTACCAATATTTGAGACAAAGTTTGTGTACGCCCCTGCATCGCCAATTGCATCGGGCTTTTTAGTTTCAGCCATAATTTCCTCTAATCAAATACAGTTGGCTTTTTTGCTAATGAATCATTAATTGCATCAATGGTCGGGTCCCACTGGTCGTCATGGTCATGTGACCAATCAGCAGTAAGGCCTTCAATCTCTTCAATGTAGTTCAATAGCCACGGTGCATTAGCTGGTAACCAGACACGGCGTTCTTCAACATAAAGAATGACGTCCATAGTCCTTGATAGCTTGTCAGTACTTCGCTGAATCGCACGTATTGGTAAAGTGGTCTGCTTAGATATGGATTGAATTAAGCCGGTACCACTCGCCTTATCCTCTACGGCCATATAACGAAGCTTGCCAATCTTAGTGTTGCTGTCCTTGTGTTTATTGATAAAAGCTTTAGCTTCTTTCAATAACTCAGGTGCTTCCCATTTGCCACGCTTAACATCGATGATGTAAAGGTTATTGTCATAGCCAAGTCCAGCACATAAGAACACTGAAAAGTCGTTATGCTCTTTGGTTTTTTGCGCCGTATCAGCCCAAATCGCACGCCATTTAAGAACAGGTAATTCAACGTAACGCCTGAACCATTCAGCCTTAACAAGATCACCACCCAGCTTTTTAGGGTTTTGCATGTATTGGCTTGCAAATGTGTAGCGTGACACTGTGGCACCGTCTTTATCTTCCCCACCTTTTTCCAGCTGCAGCAATGAGAGTAAAGATTCTTTTAATGGCCAGTAGCTTTGTCGGCCTTGCTCATCACGTTCAACATCACGTGGAATTTTGCGCTGTATGTGCTCTGGCAACTTACTGATGTATTCATCATCAATAAGCGCTGGAATACTGATCTGTTCCCACTCACCAGGCACATTACCAGTCATTACAAAGTTAGTCGGATCTTCAACGTGCAAACGTTGCATGATCAGAATAATTGGCGTGTCAGATTTAGCTTTACGCGAGTTGACCGTGTTTAAAATCTTACGGTTAGCTTTACGTCTTGCTGTTTGGCTAAATGCATCTTCCGGCTTTAATGGGTCATCCAGAATAATCGCACCAGTAAAGCCCTCATTAGCTAATGTACCGGCACGGCGACCAGTGACCTGCCCACCCATCGAAGCAGAATAAACATGACCTGCGTCATATCCATCGACTGTGGTTTTCCAACTAGACTTAGCGTCCGTACTGGTAGAGATCTTTACAGGCCATAAATTCTGAAAGTCATCCGACTTAACAATATTCCTTGCTGTTGCTGATACATCCTCTACAAGTGACTGCGAGAAAGACAAATACAGAAACCGCGAACGTGCATTACGCGCTATACCACGGGCAATAAGGTTTGTGAGTAATTCAGTTTTACCGCTTCCGGGTGGAACGTTAATAACTAGGTTCTTAACCTTTCCAGCGATTACCTCGTCAATCTTGTCGGCAATATATTCATGATGCCAATTGACCGAAAACTTAAAACCCATACGTGGCAAGAAGAAAGCACGAGTGAAAAATAAATGTTCTTTCTCACATTTAATCCGTTTAGCTTTGGCTTTAACAGGATCAATATTCGTTCTCGAGTTCATCTATCGCCTGCCTTACCTGCTCATCGGTAGCAGTCACATAGGTAATATTTTCGCTTTGTAATGGACCACCACCAGCGCCTGTAATTTCAGTCTTATTCGTGTACTTGCCGCCTATGTCCTCAGCAGCTTGCTTAAGAATGCTTAAAGCTGCTACACGGTTTCTACTGTGCTTTTGATATTGGCTTTCGTAGCGCTGTAAACGCACCGCTAAATTTGCAATAGGGATTGCCTCAGGCTTACCCAAAAACATTTCGCGAGTCTTTTCAAAATCTTTTCTTAATTCTTCGCTCAGGTTCTCGCCTGCCCGTTTGGTCGGGTCGTATTTCTCACACTGCTGTTTAGTAACTTTTATCCCGTATTCTTGGTTGACGAGCTCAGCAGTTTCTGTGGGTGTATTAAATACGGCAAGTGAGCGAACTATAAAGAGTTTTCCCTCTTTTTTTAGAGCCGCCATATCCTCAATCCTGTCAACCTACGTCAACCTAAATAGCCAAAAAAAGAGCCCCAAGGCTCAAGTAATTACACAGTTTCCGCAGCATTTTGAAATATCAAGATTCGAAACAAACGGCGGATTTTTTGCGACTTCAATAAGTCGCTTAACATTTTTGCTTGGTCCATAACGTTTAACTACGCCAATAAACTCTTCAACGTCATGACCTGCAAGATAGTGCTTAGGAAGACCAGAACTATCGCTATAAACAATTTCTCCGTCCTCGTCTCTCATCACTCCAATGTGGTAAAGCTCATGTTCAAGTAAGTAACAGAACTCTGTATCGTTTGCACGCTCACAGAAAGAAGCGTCGACAGTTATTAAATAAGTAGGTACAAAACCAAACCAATCACGCATCTGTTGCTCTTGTCGAGCTTTACGCCAGCCACCGACATTGAACATGACTTTTTCGCACTGGCCCAACACCATAGCTTGCTTGCTTTTATATGCAGAAGAGGCCCACGCGAATGCTAAAAATTCTTCATTATCGTGAAGCAGCTCAGCTATGTGATCATGATCGGGGTTATAAAGAGGCCCACCTATCGTTAAGTAGTTGGCCACAACCCATTTCTTTAGGTCTGGTGCCGGTATTAAACGGATTGCTTCCTCCTCTTCAGCTTGGTCAATAAAATCAGTTGGAGGAAATGGTCTGATCTGATCCATTAAATATTTGCCTCTTTAAATTTTTAAGCCACTGACTAGCGTATTCAGTACGTAACTGCAAAGGTCCAGATTCATCAATGCGGCATCTTGAAGCCGTCTCTATGCGTACTACTGTGTATCCCATCTCTTCAGCCACATCGTAACGGTCCAAACTCCACGCCTTTGCAGCCAGCTTGCCTTTTCGTCCTCCAGACCAAGGTCCACCAGCAATTTCAACTAAAATACGATGTTCAATTAAATGAAAATCAAAACGCCAATGCTTTGTAGATTTAAACTGGAATTTCTTTTCGTACTTAATTTCCAGATTATCTAAAGCTTCAGTAAAGTCTTCTTCTGCTTCTAAGTACTTTTGAGTTGCCTTAGGTAATGGTCTACTTTTGGGTTTTGTTTTAGGTTCTTTTTTCCGTGTAAGCCAAAAATAAGCTTTACCGTCCATTTATTTCACCCATTAAAAAAGCCCCTAATTGGGGCTTTGAAATGCATAACTTAAGTAAAAAAATAGTTACATAATGCTTTCAACACTTTCTCAACTTAATGTTGCTTTTGACTCTCAATCATTACTAATAGGCTTTTTTGAAATTCAGGAATGGAAAAAATATCAATATATGGCATTTTAAGAATACTTTTATTTTTCTTAAGTACGCCTAAACCTGTAAGAAACTGTGATTTATCTGTTAAGAAAAAAAATTCAAAACAGTAACCCTCAAAAATGGTTAAAAGTCGAATTCGCTGCTTTTCATCAATATTACAATAAATATCCGTTATAAAATCTAGCTCCATTTCACTAAATGGTGCGATCAAACTTACTAATTTTGAAATTCTGAGATCAAAACATTCTGTTAAAAAAACCTGCTCGTTCTTAACACTTTTCTTTAAAAAATTTTTCGCTACGGGAGATTCATCAAAAATTTTTAATTTCTTAAAAACTTCATGGTTAGATTCAATACCTCTCCACATAATAGACAACAAATACAAAATGAGTTTTTTTTGATCAACCCCTTGAATTTCATAATGAGAATCTCTCTTTTTATGTTTTACTGATTTCATTCTGTCTCTTAAAACATTTAAAGAATACTCTTCATACTTCTTATTTAATTTTTGTTCACATTCCCCACATAACATATATGTGGCCCACTGATCTTGATCTTTGACAACTTTATTATGCTGTCTATCAAATCTCAAAGCATGATTTGCACCTTTTAAGGCCTTTTTGAAAACTGCTCTACCAATAACATGAGATCGCTTTAATTCTTTTTCTAGATCGCATAATTTGCAAATACCATTTTTCATAAATGTTTCTTTAAATAACTTTTGATGTTTAATATATATTTTATCAATAAAAAATAATGAAATAATATATGGTTAAAAAATTATTTCCCATTGTTTATAAAAGAAATACCCCCGCCAATAATCGATATTCAGCGGGGCTTCCTGTGCCGTAATACGTTCGGCAAACGATAAAACTAGTTGTTAGGTGCTCTAAGGATAGTTAGTACTTTCTCTGACATGTCATGTAAGCCAGATCCAATTGGTAACCAGAAATGGAACACCGTATTGTCACGGTTGTAAATCTGTTTGTAGTACTCAGTTTTGAATGATGGATCAATGTCAGAAGCCTTAAGTAATCTGCCTTCATTTTCTATCACTTGCCCATCAAGTTCACCACCAACACAAATATTCATTTTATTTACCAGTTTTTCATCAGACTGGTCTATAGCACAAAACAAAAAAGCTCATCATTTGATGAGCTTTTAATTAAATCACTTAGGTCTGCACTGCTACAAGCTGAGTACTAAAAAGATTAATTACCACACCATTCGCAAACATGGATAAAGCAATAATTGAATGTTTTTTTACCATACGCACCTCCAGCAAACTTAATGAAACAGTTGAATAGTTAGTTAAACAAGACAACAAAAAAGATAAGCAAAAGGCAACTAATCCTAGCACTACAAGTGGAACTGAACCACTTATGCATTCCTCTACAACAACAGACCTAAGTAATCTATTCTTTTATTATAACATTAATTTTCTAAAGCAAATTAAAAAAGCCCACAAAATGATGAGCTTTAATACTAGTGATTTACTTACACTTCGAACACTATAGCACGAATATGTCATATCTCTGCGCGCAATGCAAGAATTCTACTCGATGATCATTAAATTTTGTAATTTCGTATCTAAATCAATATCGGTCTTTGCCCCTAATTCTTTTCTTAATAGATGAACAACTTTATTAGCATTCATATTTGATTCATTTATTAAATCAGTTATTAATGGGCTTATTTCTCTAGAATCAATTTTAATTTTTTCACCAAGCACATTCATCGAATTTAAGTAACCTTCAGACTCTTTAAGTTTTTCATCAAAATATTTTTGTATCAATGGAATTCTCTCAATTCCCTCTCCAAATAACTTGATTCTTTCATACTCTTCAGAAGCATTATTAAATAGCTTAATAGATCTAGAATGTCTGGAGTATAACTTTTCAATTTCGCTGTTCGAAATAATTAATGGATTAATTTTTTCCTGTAAATTACGAAATTTTTCTATAAAAACATCTAAAAATTTATATATTTGTTCCTTCGTTGAAGTTTCACAAATAAATGCTGCTTTATCAAGTGAAGTACTAAAAGTGTGAACTAGATTTTTTTGCAATTCCCAATTTTTATCTAATTCTGATAATAATAATTGAAAACCTAAGATCATTTTTGAGTAATTTTCAACTAGCTCTAGATATACATTTTTCCTTGTCTCCGCAAGTCTTGCTTCTTTTTGCAAATGCAAAGATGTTCTCCACGAGAAATACACACCTACTGCAATTGCAATACCACCTATCACTGCCCCCCAAATAGTTCCCCACTTTTGAATTCGAGCAGCTTCTATTGTTGCTTGAATTACTGTTATTTCATCTGCCATTAATAATCACCTTAACTAATATTTCATAGATTTTGACAAATAGATTCAAGTCTACTATCTAGCCATGTTTCTGCTGCTAACAAATATTTATCAATATTTCTTCGATCAACTTTTGTATGTGTAGCCAGAACTGCAACTGGATACCCTTTTAAATAATGAAACTCAATCCATTGGTATAAATCTGGTCGAGATAACTTTAACTGCATGACTAAATGGTCAATTGCAACTAGTGCTTCATCATTCAAAGTAACCTGAATGCCTTTAGATTTAAATCCCTCTTTTAGTCTCATTAATCCTAAACTTGGAGATTTATAAATTAATTCACTAGGATTAAAAGAGGCATTTCGCGCCCATTTCCCCCATTGGGCAAGCTCATTCTGCATCATTCTGACTGTTGGCTTAATTTTTACTTCGATATTCATCAGTTTTTATCTCCCACCAATTGCTCAATTTTTTTTAACGCCAAACCTGACTTAACTTGCTCTGTGCTAAACCGTAAAACTGTAAAACCCATCATTGCTGCTGAGTTATATTTCTCCATATCCCCTAGATAACCTTTGCCCCTCGTATGGCGACCTCCGCTCCAGATCCCGCCTTCTACCTCAATCAAAATCTTTTTACCCGTTATTAAAAAATCTGCTCTCCATTTACGATCAGGATGGAACTTATATTCCTGTTCAAAACCAATCTTGCATGCTCTTAAATGCGTTGCCAGAACCACTTCACCCACACTTGGTTGTCTGGCAACTTGCTTTGCTGAACGGCGCTTTTTATTTTTCTTTATGGGAAATAACTTGCGGTATTCAGCAATGCTGACTGATGACATCAAGCACCACCTTTGAGCACTTGCTCTATAGCTTTAAGGGTTCGAATCATTGCCATTTGTAGAAATTCATGATTGCCGCGCATGTCTTCTTCAACATACTGCAAAGCATATTGAGTCTCTTTTAATGCCCCATCTAAACGCTTTTGCAGCTCCTCCACTTTCGCTTGTTGTTCTTTTTGAATCTCCCAAGCCCACTTTCCAGATTTACCCTCAAACTCACTCATGGCTGGCTCCTTTTTCTGCATCACACATTTCACATTTATCTATATGCCCCCACCCATCATCTCGAATGAAGCCAAACCCCTTACAAGCCTTACATTTGACTTTCTTTTTCTCACCCACCAAGAAATATCGATCTTTCTGGTTGTAGGTAATATCAATAGAACCTGAGTAATAGCGCCTTAACGCCCCATCAATATGAAATTCGTGTGGACCTACACAAAACATCCCCCCCGAATCCCCGCCGCACTTTGTAAACCATGTGAAATATGCTTCTCTCCATTTCACATAACGGCCAGACAGATGAGGAGTCAACAATTCAATTAAACGTGCTCTAAGCATCTCCATGCTTGCTGACATATCTCCATAGTGATATTCAAGATCGTAGCTATACTCGCCTGTGTTATATCTAGTTGGCATGAGATTCACCGCCTCCGTATATTGATTCGTGGTCGCGGATAGCAGTCATCACACGCTTAATTGAAATGGAACCATCTGGAATGAAGTCGCAAAAATCATCAAGAAAGCTCAATCTCCCATTTCCCACCATGCGAACATGCGTGTAACCAACATGCTTATCTGTCGTAATGAATGCAGGCGTTAGCTTCTCAACTCCACCTAAATCGTTGATGATTTTCAAAGACTCCACCAGACGTTTAAGCTCAACCAAATCTACAAAATACTTCTCACGATCTGCTGGGCTGATTTCTACACTTTGACCACATTGGAACTCATAACCCTCGTTCCATTCAGTTGCGTTATCGGGTGCTGAATCTACGATTTCCTTCGCGTATTGCAGTCCTTTATCTCTAATCAATTTAGTTGCTTTCATGGCTGGCTCCTTTCTCATCAAGCTCTTTACGCGCCAACCACCACCAAACCACCGCACCGCTAATAGCTGCTGTAAAAAATGAAATGAGTAAACCCCACGCTAAAATCTCGAATTTATTCA